GTGGTTTCGTAATTACATCAAGTTCTTAACTTGGAAAATACGATAGTAAACGTTGCTACGTGCGTTCAATGCACCGTTGCCAGTTGTAAGACCTGTAGCGAATGGGTTTGCAACCATGCCGTAACGTGTCTTGAATCCAATTTTTGGTTGGAATGTGTGCTGGTCAACTGCACGAACCATTTGTAGAGGAACGTATGGGCAGTAGAACAAACCTGCGTCATAAGGAGAAGAACCCTTATAACCAACTGTTACCAATTCTTGGTTGCTTGTGTAGCCACCGAAGTATGGGTCGATGTAAACCTTGATACGGCCATGCAACATACCAGCATATGTGTTGCCTGTATCGTCAACTTGTAGATCAGCTGACAATGCAGGTGTATACTGTAGAACACCAGCCATAGCCATAGCAGAAGCAACGTCAGATGATACGATCATCACGTTACCCTTACCACGACGAGTTTGCTTAGCAATAACGTTTGCATCACGTTCGATTTGGAAAATCAAACCCTTGAAGCGTTCAACTGACCAACGGCCGTTAGAATCGGTGTCAAGGTCAAAAGTACCAGCGGTTGTTGTACCATACTGAGCACCTGCAACAGCAGTTGTATAGATGGTACGGATAACTTCACGGTTGATTTCAGCAAGAATCTCTGTAGAAAGAATGTTGCTCAATTCTGTTTCAGCATCCAAGCCATGGATTGCTTTCAAATCTTGAGCAAGTTCTAGAGAGTATTCGGCCTTCAATGCACGTGATTGAGCAGTTACAGTAACTTTCTCAATGCTGAATGCCATTTGGTTGAACATACCTGTAGCGGTATCTGCACCAAGACCTTCAGCTGTGCTTGTTGGCATACCGATACCTGTTGTGAAGGCATTAGCTGTCAAGTCGCTGATTGGGTTTGTCTTAACGTCTGTGGTGTTGTTACCTTGGAAACCGTATGGGTTTGCAGATGAACCAGCACCAGAGAACAATGTGTTAGCTTCGTTGAAGAATGCTTCGTTGCTGTTGCTTGGAGCTCCAGACATAGCATTGTAACGAGCACGCATTGCGAAAATCAAGCCTGTTGGGCCTGTCATTGGCTGAACGCCAGCAACATCATAAGCGATCAAATTTGGAAGAGCACGGCGAACCAAGCTGATCAAAATAGGATCGTAGTTCTGAACACCAGAACCAGTAACGTTGGTTGGTGCAGCAGAATATGTTGTTTCGTTCAACTGCTGAGCAGCAGCTGACATTTCACGTTGTTGATTTTCCAAAACAAGAGCTGTAACAGCTTTCTTGTATGGGTCCTTGATGGCTTCAAGTTCTGGATGTTCCAAAACAGGTTGCCATTTCTTTTGTAGTTCTTCAGTCATAAACATGAGGGATACTCCTTGTTGTTTTAATAATGGTAAATTTTATTTATTTTACCAGAGTTTTTGAGATTGATTGTGCGGCTGCCTGAATCAAAGGATCAACAGAAACTGGTTGTTTCTTTTCTTCTTCGATTTCGACTTCCTCTGTCAAAGCAGAACTTTCAGCAACTTTAACTGGTTTCTGTAGGTATGCATCGACCAATGTTTCCAGTTTTTGTGCGAATTCTTCTTCAGTAGTAAACTCAACACTCTCTGCGAGTGATTTTAGTTTTTCTACTTGAGTCTGCGTTAGGCCCTCACATACTGCATGTATAGCCTCATTCTTTTTGTGTTCGTTCAGCTCTTTTCTCATTTGAACAGCTGATTCGATTTGTTCATTGATTTGGTCTGTCAGTTCTTCAACTTTGGTTGTCAATTCTTCAACAACATCTACCTTTTCTTCAGGAATTTCGATGTAGTGTTCTTCGAACAGACCTTTCAAACCTGTGATAAAATCTTCAACGATTTCAGCACGTAGACCTTTTTCGATGGCCAATTGGTTTTCTTTCATCCATTCTTCTGCCATATAACCAATATAACCATCTAGTTTGTTGGCCAAATCTTCTTTGATTTCTTCCACAGAAGCTTCAAATTCTTCGTATAAGGCTTCTTCAATTTCTTCTAGAATAGCCTGTGAACGTGTAACAACGGCTGCTTCAAAAATTGTGGTAGCCTTTTGTTTGAATTCTTCAGATAGGTTTTCACCAGAAAGAAGAGCGTCAACATCAGCGTCCATATCTTCTTTCATTTTTTGTTTCTTCATCATTGCCTTGATCATTTTCTTATCTTCGGCAGCATCTTCATGACCTTCTTCGTTTTCTTTTTCTTCGGCAACTACTTCTTCTTTTGTTTCTGATTCTTCAGCATAAGATTGGAATGTTGCGCCAGGATTTGCTTTCATCATTTGTGGAGCAAGTTTGGCTTTGATACGGTCACGAATTGCGTTGTAGTCTGTTGCATCAGCTTGTACAGCTTTGTGTTCTGTGCCTTGAGAATCTGCTGGGCCAGATAGTTTTGCTGCTGGTTGTGAACCGACTGGAGGTGTTGCGCCAGGAGGTGTTGCTGTTGGAACACCTTTAGTGTAATCGCCTTCGTCATCGTCTTGTTTTTTAACTTCGCCGGCAACTTCACCAACATCTTTTGTGCCATAAGCAACTGATGTAGGTAGTTTAGAAGGTGCATCTTTGTGGCCACGAGCAACTGAAGCATCAAAGGTTGATTTTGCATCTTCATTTATAACTGCTTTAGCGGCATCTGTCAGATTAAATTTTCCCATTTTGAGAATCTCCTTGTTTTTATAATGGATATTTATAATTAAAGTTTTTTGATGAAGTTTTCGAATATTTGTAGACTTACTTGTTCAATCTCTTTACGAGAAGCTTGACGAATTTGTTTTTTAGCTTCTTCGTATTGAACTTCTGTCCATCTTCCGTCGACCAACATCCATTCTTTACCTTCCATAATGCCTTGAACAAATGCTCCAGGCGCAGAAGGATCTGCTACAATATCTGCCGCTGTGGCGAGATGAAAGTCATCTTGAACTATATTAACACCGTTGACTGTTTTCAAAGAACCCATACCTCTGGAAGATACACCTAATTGTGCGCCACCTTCAATAAGATTCTTTGCAATGTTACCCATTGGTGTTTCAAGAATTTTAGCTTTGCCTATCCAATCACTTCCTTCTTGACGCAAACCCACGATTAAGTGAGAAACACGATCTAGGTTGATTGACGGTGTATCTGGATGTCCGAGTTCACCAAAGGCACGGTTTTTATTAATATATTCTTCTTGGTAACGGCTGACTTCTTTACGCATTGTTTCTTCTTTGTACATGCGGCCGTTACGATTAACTTTTTCAGCAACAAGGAAAGGACCCTCAATATAAAGGGTTTTCTTTCCGTCTTTTTCTTCTGTTAAGTAGTTAACAGATTCGGTAATTTCTTTAATTAATTTCATTTTTTATTACCTTTTATGGACGAATTGAATATTCGCCGTAGTTAAATGCAGCAGGATCATTAAATTGACCACGTTGATAGTGTGCATTATCTTTACGCAATTCTAGTATGATGGTATAAGATGCATTAGCAGTTTGTCCTCTTGTGCAAATTGCAATATCGCCATTATTATTTGCACCTACTGTTGGATTTTTAATTGTAATCCAGTTTCCATTTCCATCATATTCACCATTACCCTGCATGAATATAATTGGAACACCTGCATTTGCTAAAGCGTTACTGCTGTTAGCCCAATACAATTGAACATCACCCGTTGCTGTATCGGTATCGTACCAAATACGATGAATTGTTAGTCCATAGTAAGATAGTGTTGTATTTGCAGCACCGCCTTGTGAGTTTGCAACCAAGTAACCATTTGTTGCTAGTGCGCCATAAAGTGTATTTGCTGCAATTCTTGCAACGTTATTTTCTTGACCACTTCCGTCAAACTCACCGGTTAACTTGATGATGGCATGTTGCGTATCATCCTTCAAAACTTGATATGAATATCTGTTTGCCATTTTTTGTTCCTATTAATTGTTTTTAATGTGTTTCCACGCAAAATCAGCCATTCTTTTGAAACCAATTTTGTCTTGTTCAATTAATTCTTTTACCTTACTCTTATTTACAAGGTTTAAAGAATTGTATACCTCAAGTATATTTTTGGCTGTTCTGATATCAACTTTTAATGTATCACCGTTTGCAAACTCTATAGTATTAGATTGTTTGTTCTCGGAAATATATTTCAGTTTGTCAATGATTGTTTCTTCATATTTTGGAACCATTGACCAAGAGCCCTCACCATATGGTATTGTTACATATTTATCTAGTCTTGGTATATAATACATTGCAACTTTTTGACCATTTGGAAACACTCTAAAAGATTTTCTTTGCATAACTAAAACAGCAGGCAAACTCTGTGCAGTATTAGGATCAATTGAAGTTTCTTTTAATTGTTTGATATCTTCATCTGTTAAAAAATCCAATACCAATTCATCCTCTAAGGTAAGAGGATTACTTTCGGTCAAATGATCTTTAAACTTCTTCACCTTCCTGTGCTCCAATTACTGTTTCCGTTTCTGTAGCTTGTGATGGCTCATCTGATTGTTCTGGTTTGTTGAACATAGACTGTGCAACTCTTTGTTTTTCAGACTCAATGTGATCCATGATTTTATCTTGAATCGCATTGTACAAAGCATTACGGACTTCTACCGCATTGCCATCTTCAGCGTAATCAACAATTGTTCTAGTTAATTCAGACATAATAACTCCTTATAATATTCTTTTCAATTTAGTGAATGTAGTATCTTCCAAACTCAAATCATAGTTTCCGGATGGTTTAGAATTTGTTTTTGGTTGTGGCTTTGCTGCAGGTTTTGCAGTTGTACCTGTATCTGGTGGCATCATTTCTTGTTGTTGTGCCATTTGATCCAACTGAACATCACCCATCATTTGCTGTTGTGCAACTGCGTTGGTAACTTCTGTTGGTACACCCAAACCTAATTTCTT